GCCCGGCTCCAAGCGCGTGTACAGGTCGCTCGTGAACGCTTCCCACGTGCGGTCGCGGTACGTCTCGCTCTCCGCTTCGGCGCGGTTCTTTACCGGGTCGTCAATGATCAGGATGTGCGCGCCCTTGCCGGTCGCACCGCCGCCGATGCCGAGCGCGTCCACACCGCCTTCTACCGTTGACAAGTCCCAACTGTCCACCGCGCGACTGTCGGCTGCGAGCTGTACGCTAGGGAAGATCGCCTGGTAGTAGGGTGAGCGGATCAGGTTACGCGCCGCGCGGCTGTTCTTGTCCGCAAGCGATGCGCCGTAGCTGACGAGCATCACGCGGTGTTCGGGATTGCGTCCCAAATGCCACGCCGGATAAAAGCGCGACGTCGTCACCGTCTTCCCATGTCGCGGCGGCATCTCGATCACCAGCCGGCCAATCCCGCCCGCGCCGCCCGTCTCGACGTAGCGGCTCACCTGCGTGAGCGCGCGATCCAGCAAGTCGAGATGGCCGGCCCGCAGGTAACGCCGGTACAACACCTGCTTGAAGACGGTGAGATTGCCGCGTGCGCGCTCTAACGCCTGCTCGGTGCGCTCAACTGAAGATGTTGTCGAGTTGATCATCAGGTAGGGGCGGCAAGCCGCTGATTTCGTAGCGTTCGGTGGCTTTACCTTCTAGTAGTTGCAGCTTGTCTAAGACAATGCCCAACACCGTCCCCGCTTGCTGCAAGTTCGCATCGTCGATCTTGTCCGGTATGGCGTCCGCCAGTTTGAACGCAATCGTGCGCAGCGTTGCGACGATGTCTCGCCTTTTTTCTGTAACTACTTCGTTAGGTGGTGGGTTTTGCACGCGCTTGAACCATCGGCTTAGTGTCATGGCATCAACGCGCAGTTCCTTTGCAACATATGTCAGCGCCCCCTTCTGATCGGGGTAGCCGGCAGCTTCCAGCATGACAACTGCGGACGCCCTGAATTTGTCGTCGTAGTGCTTACGCTTTGCCATTAGAACAATCGCCCCGCCCACTCTTGCGGCAACTTGTCTTGCTTGCTCAAATTGCATCGTGGGCAACTGATGCAGATGTTGTTGGGTTTGTTTGAGCCGCCGCGCGCTAATGGAACAATGTGATCAACATGGTATTTCTGCCCAACTGTCTTACCGCACCACCAGCACTTGCCATTCTGCATTCGATATTGACGCTCAACATCGTCAGGCGTATAAGACCCGACCGCACCCGCCTTTCTCGCGCGATATGCACGAGAATATTCAGTTGTCTTGTGAGGATTCCTGTCTAACCACGCCTTTACAGTAGCCCGCCGCTGCTCTTTATTGTTTTCGTACCACTTGCGGCCTTGGCTCAGCACCGATTCGCGATTAGCACGATAATACTCGCGCGACAACAATGATCGCCTTTCACGATTGCGGTGGCTGTATTCGCGAGCAACCATTAATCGGTGTTCTCGATTAACTGTTTGGCGAGTCTGATTTCGTTTATCTCCGTTTTCCGCCCACCATTCGCGATTACGCGCACGTTCTTTTTCGGGATTGGCGGCATAGCGCGCACGCGACTGTTGTCGCCGTTGTTCTCGATGGCGTTTGTCGCATAGGCGCTTAGAGTGTTTGTCACACTCTTTACAGCGCCCACTCAATTCAGACTTGCCACGCCTTAGCGGATAGAAAAATTCAGACGTTTCTGGCAATTCCGGGCCGTCAGGATGAACGCAATCGTCACCTCTAGAACAGCGCTTCATAGCATCTCACTCCTGCTAACTCACCTAATGCAAAGGCGCTAGCAGGCGGCGGTGAGCACCGCTTTTCGGGAGCGACCCTAGCTAGCGCCTGTATGCAACTGTGAAAGGTACACCGGCGGCGCGGCGCGTTTGAGTCCCGTACTCTGTCGCCGCTACTTCGGTGGCGGGTTGACCGCCGGTGAGCGCTTAAATGAAAAGCCGCAAGCGTGTGCTTACGGCTATTGTGTGGCCGCACGGTGCGTACCCCGCGACCACGAACTTGCGCGCTTGGTGTTAGCGCCGGCAGCGCGCGGAGCCGGCAGTTGAAAGGAGCCCTGTTAAGGGAGCATCTTTGCTAACACCCTGAAGCGGAGTTCCGACTTGAACGGACTGTTACGCCGTATGGCGCTGCGCTGCCATTCGCGCACCCCGCTTGTGACGCCCACCCTTCGAGCAACCCCGTTGACGCCGAGGCCGAAAATGTGGACGCTTGTTCTATAAACCATCCTACCATGACTTTTAGCATTGTCAAGCACCCGCACCGTTTGCAATGTTGACACACCGCGCGCCACATGTTGACGCCGTCATTTGCGCGATCAGTCGCCCGTCTGCTATGCTCACCCCATTGTGGAAAGGTCGCCCTATGCTGATTATTGCGCTCGTGTTCTTTACCCTGTCGGTGGCGCTTGCCGTCTTCGGGCTTGGCTCACCCAATCCCAATCGTGGCGACATCCTGATCGCCGCCATACTGCTGCTGATCGCCAGCAACTTGTTTGCGGTGCTGCGCGTCGGGAACGTGCTAGAAGATCGCTTTAAGCGCAAGTAGTCGTCAATCTCCCGCCATCTTGAGCGCGTCGGCGTCGATCTCCTGCAGCAGGATGCGCGCGCCGATGGTCGTCCGCAGCAGCCCGTCGTGACGCTCGTAGACCACGTTGTGCAGCCACGCATAGTTGGCGCGCATATCGACAATCGCGTAAGCGAAGCCCTGCGTCCACAAGCTTGGCGCGCCCGACTTGTCGTAATGCGGCGGCAGCTTGCACAGGCACCCGCCGATCACCGACTGCACCGCCTGCCGAGCGCCGCGCATCAAGTGCCAGTCCGGGCGGTGGCGGTGGCCCGACATGACGAACTGCTGATAGGCCGTTTCTTCCAACTGTGCCTTCGCGCCGAACTTCTGCAGCGTGCGCCGATTGCCGTGCATGATCGTCAGCGGCCCGATGCGCGCTTGTTCGTCGTGATTGGGCAGCAGCACGCGGCCCTGGTAGCGCACGAGTTCGTCGAAGCTGCTGATCATGGTGCGCCGGATTTGCGGAGCCGTCTCATTCAGGAAGCGCAGCAGGCGCGTATCGTGATTGCCCATGATGGCGCGGATTGCGGCCTTCGGCGCGGCGCGGCGCAGCCCTTCAATGTGATCCCACCAGTGCTGACGGACGTTGTCGAGGATGTCGTCATTGCCAAGTTCGGGATCAGGCGCAAAGTGCGAGATTTGCGCGAAGTCGAAGCCGTCGGAAAGGGTCACGATCACGTCCGGCGCGATCAGTTCGAGCGCCTGGTAGGTGAGCGCCAGCGCGTCGGCGTCCGCAAACGGGAAGTGCATATCGCTGACGTGGGCGACGGTCACAAACTGCTTACAGCGCAGATCGGCCAGCACGTCGCGCCAGCGGTCGGCGTCGTCACCGGCGTCGGCGCGTCCGAAGCTGAGCAGGGCCGGCACGTCCGGCAGCAGCGCGTCGATCTCCGCGACGGCATCGGGCACCGGCTGCGGCTTGAGCGCGGCAGCGGCGGCCACGCGCGCCTTGTAGCGATTGGCGCGACCGCGGACGGAGTTGGCCGACAGCGGCGGTGTGAAGCGCGCGGCAATCTCGCGGCACGACAGGCCGGCAGCGCGCAGGTCATAGAGTTCCTTGTCGGTCGCGCGTGCGTTTGTGCGTCGTTTCATGCGCTAGTCACCACGCCAGCGCAAAGCGCAGCATCACGTCAGGCGCTTTTGCGGCAATCAAGATCAGGCGCGAGCCGAATGGCAAAGCCAGCGCCGCCGTGAACACAAACAACCGGCCAACTCGCCAGTAATCGGCGCTGAGGCACCAGAAGTCCCACGCCCTACGCACTATCTCTACTTGAATTTCCACTGTTGTTTCTTTCATACGCCCCCCTATCTTTTTCTAATCTTCAAGAGGAATTGTTCAAATGAATGCGGGCTTTCGCCACTCATCGCGCATGAACTGCAATATGCAGCGTATTGCTGCCATTGCTGACCAGCCCGCTCATAGAGTTCCGTGATACCAGTCGCTACCGATTTTCCAGGCGGCATGGGTACTCCGAGGCGAGAAAGTGCGTTCTCCGCGTCGTCAATGTCGATTGCCATAGTGACCCTGCGCTTATCCGCCTCGACCTGTTCCTTGTAAACCGCCTCGATATGTCCGACGAGTTCTACGCCCCATTTCGTTGGGATTTCGGGCTCGCCACGCTCGAAGGCATCGAGGATGCGGTTACATAATTCGCCAAATTCCTTCACGCTGAGTTTTCCTACTAGCGCCATCGTGTCCCCCTGTTCTCGTCTAGTCTCCAGCCATCGGAAGCGCCGTCTCGACGCGCACCAGCCCGCCCGCGCCGTCCGGCACCCACCGCAGCGTAATCCCGCGCCGCGCGTGCCGTTCCTTCAAGGGCATCGTCCGCAGCAGCGCCCGCAGCATCGCGTCGCGCTCGTCCGCCTTGAGCAGCGCGTCGATCAGCGCCGCCGCAAATGCCTGCCGTGTCCGGCGCTCCGCTTCGATGCGATCCGCGATCACCGAGCGCCACGCATCCGCGAACACCTGCGCGCGCAGCGGGCGGCCATCGGGCAGCACCGGCACATGCGCGATCAGCCCGTAGAGTTCGGCGCGCGTGATCACCACCGGCGTGAGCGTCTGCGGCGTCGGTGCGGCCTGTTTCTGCGCGACCTTGATGTGAACGACCTGGTAGCCGGTCGCGCCTTCGACTGGATCGACGTCCCACTGCGCGCACAGCGTGCGCCAGCGTGCTTTGAATTGTGCGAGGTCGAAGGCGCGCGGCGTCATTTAGGCGTCGCCTTCGCTTAATTGAACTTTTAGAAATACCCCACTTACGCCAGCATCGTCGAGTTGGCGCAGGAAAGTGCTTAAGCCAATCATGTCCACGTCGTCGGCGTTAAGCGAGCTTTTGTCTAGCAAGACCGCTGCCAAGCCTGGCCCCACAAAAGCCGAAAAGTCGCTGTGTAGCAGGGTGTATTGCGGGAATTCCTTGTAGGCTTCAACAATCAAGTCGAGTTCCTTTTGCGTGCAAGTTGCCCACATCATCTTGCGGGTCTTCATGTATCGCTTCATTCCTGTCCCCCTTGTCTCTGTACCTTCAGTCTTACATCCTTGAGTAGCGCGGTATGCACTTCGCCGCCCGCAAACGTACACGCTTCCACGATCAATACCGTGCCCCATTCCGACCACGGCGGCGGGCACTCGTTTTCACCCACCACGCGCATCGGCTCGACCTTGCCATCAACGAACGAATACACTGAAACGCCGATTTTCATGCTTGCCGCCACTCTTTCGCCTGTGCATCCCACTTCCACTTGAACGCGCCGACCAAGCTGCTGACCTTGCGAAGCCCATACTTCTCTACCTGTTCTTCCGCCTTGTAGATCGGCATCCCGAACACCGCGACCAGCACCAGCGGCGCAAGCTCGCGCTTGATGCGGTTGTTCAGCGTCCGGCACGAGTGCCCGCAAAACACCTGACCGGCGCGCGCCAGGAACTTCATGCCGCAGTGAGCGCACAGCGCCGGCTCTCGAACGGCGTACACTTGTTGACGTTGGCGGTGTTGACGCCGCCCGCGCGTCTGCCGTTTGCGCGGCCTGCGGACAGACGTCACCCCTACCCCAGACATTTCGCCGGCGTCAACTGCCGGCCACGTTACGAATCGGGCGTCCACTCTTGCACCTCCTTTCGAATTTCTAGCACGCGCTGCCACTTGCCAGACCAGTCCCAATCACCGCGGGGTAGGGGTGTCATGACCGCCTGAATGACGGGGACGCCGTGTTGATTAGCGATCTCGACAAATTGGCGCAGCATCCCCAACGGCAGCACCGCGACGATCAGATCGGGCTTGCGGATGCGATTGGTGATCAGCGTCCATGCGTCAACCGCAGAATAGGCGCGCCCCGGCGGATTGATCACCGTGATCTCGTACTCCGCGAGGCTCCGGTGCTGCGCCGGCGTCGGCGTGTGCCGCGAGAACCACGCGCACGTCTTGGGCTTCGGACTATAGGCCATGACCGCCCGCCCCTTTCACAGCACCGACAGGTCAACTGTCGTCGTCTTTGCGTCGGTGAAGCGTGTCGTCGTCTTCTCAAAGTGCAGCGATGCGACGCCGGGCGGCCCGTTGCGGTGCTTGGCAACGATCACGTCGGCGCGGTTCGGGAACTCGGTCGCTTCGTTGTAGACCACGTCGCGGTAGAGAAACGCCACAATGTCGGCTTCCTGCTCAATCTCCCCCGACTCGCGCAGGTCGCTCAACATCGGGCGCTTGTCGTCGCGCTGTTCGACCGCCCGCGACAACTGCGCGGCAACAAGCACAGGGATGCGGAGTTCCTTCGCCAGCGCCTTCAAGCTGCGCGCGAAATAGCCGACTTCGGCGGTGCGGCGGTCGCCCTTAAACATGCCCTTCTCGCTCGACATAATCTGCAGGTAATCGACCATCAACAGATCAAGCCCGCCGCGCCGCATCCAGCGCAACGCCTGCATCCGTAGTTTGGGCGGCGTCAACTCCGAGGCGTCGATCACATGGATCGGCAGCTTGGCAAGCGCCCCCGCTGCCTTGAGGAAACGCCGCGCTTCGTCCTGATTGAGCCGCCCGCGATTCAATTTCGGTAAGTCAATGCCGGTCTCAATTGCTGAAAAGCGCGCGATCACCTGTTCGTAGGTCATTTCCTGTGAAGCGATGCCGACACGCGCGCCGAGTTTCGCGGCATTGAGCGCCGCCGTCAGCATCGCGCCGGTCTTTCCCATACCAGGGCGTCCGGCCAGAATGATCAGATCGCCCTTGTGCCAGCCGCCGAGCAGCTCGTCGAGGTCGCGCCAGCCGGACAGGATGCCTACCGGCTTGTCAGGGTGTTCAATGCGATCCAAGACGCTTTCAACAAACTGCCCGACCATGTCGGTGAAGGTAGGTGATCCGTCTTCGAGCGATGCATCGCGCACGCCGATGAATTCACGCTCCGCGTCGGCCATCACGTCTTCAATCGAGGCTTCCTGATTGAGCGCCAGCATCCGAAGTTGATCGCCGCACTCGATCAGCCGTCGGCGCAGCGCTGTGCGATAGACCAAGCGCCCGTAGACTTCACCGTGGATCGACGTCGGCGTGTTGACCATGAGTTCCGTCAGGTAGCTTTCGCCGCCGATGTCATTCATGCGGCCCATCGCCTTGAGTTCATGGACGAGCGTGATCACGTCAATCGTTTCGCCGCGCTTGGCAAGCCGTGACAGCGCGTCCCAAATGTAGCGGAGGCGCAGCATGAAGAAGTCGCGCGGCGCAAGCCACGGCGCGATGTCGTCAAACGTTTCCGGCGCGATCAGCACCGAGCCGATCACCGCCTTCTCGGCGTCTTCGCTGTACGGCACCGCGTCGGGCGGTATGTCCTTCACCTGCGTGATCTCGCTGTTCGTGCCGTTCGTGTATTTCATGCGTCCTTCCCTTCTGCCAATTGGCTTTTAACAAGTCCGAATTCTGCTTTCAGCGCCGCGACTTCTTCCGGCGTCGCGCGCGGCTTCGCGGCGTCTGCTGTCCGCTGCGCGTTCTCGGCCTGCTGCCGCTGCTGCGCCTGCTGCTTGCGCTGCTGCTGCGAAGCCCACGCGCGCCAAGCGTCCGTGAATTTCACGATGTCAATCGGCAGGCTCGCGTCGCGGTGCTTCGCCTTGTACGCGGCGGAAAACTGCGCGACGTGCTGCGGATTGGCCGGCGCGCTGATCAGGCCAACCACCACCTTCTTACCGCTGCCGTTGGGCGCGAAGGCGTCATTCTGCCGCAGCAGCCACGACACGATCTTGCCGGCGCGGGAATGATCGCCGCGCGCCATTTCGCGGATGCTGTCCCTGTCCGTCACGCCGAACACCTGCGCGCACACCGCTTCGAACATGGCGTGGCGCTCGTC